CTTCTGGTAAATCTCCCAAATATTCTTCAAACTTTTCGCGCACCTTGCCCAACATGATATAGGCTAAGTGAGCAATTTTAGATTCTTCGTTTTTGTCCAAATCTTCTTCAAGCCTACGTTGCTCTTCTAAGATTATTTTTTTAAGCTTTTCTTTACTAATTTTCATATCTTATTCCTATTAATGCGGGCGCAACCCGCACGGTCTTGCAGCCTGATTTACAGCGCCGAACGGGACGCAACAAATATTTTTTTGTTGTAAAAGAATTGTTAAACATTATTATCACCTCGATTTTTAAAATTTATCCCTTCGTCTCCAAATACCACATTCAAAATATATGATGTTCCAGAACTAATACACGCCAATAAGAAGGCACTAGCAATAGAATAATCAAATGTAAATAGTTCTGTATATTGGTTAATTGCCCACAAAAAGAGTCCAACCCACCAACCTACACAGATAGAACAATGAAAGAAGTGATGAGAGGGGCGGATTTTATCGAATATACTTCCAAATACTAAAATTTGCGTAAGACCATAAGCAGCAAGCACAAATAGCAACAAGTTCATTAGTAATATCCATAACCACTTAAATAGCGGCGGATTCTTGATGGAGTGATGGAACCCTTCTTCGGTTCTTCAGGCACCTCTCCCAACTCTGTCGAATCGCCCGGATTCGGATCAACTAAATGATCGTCAACCTCGTTCTCTATAAACTCTTGAGCTTCAAATGCCGGGGTTTGTTTGTCTAAAAATCTTTTCGTTGAGACTAATACAACCTGTGTCGAACTCACACCCTCATCAACTGCTTCAGGATATATTGCTTCCAAGCTTCCAAAGACGTTTCCCGCTTGGATACTCTCTGGTAGAATCACACCTGCTTGAGTCAAAAATTTAAAATATTTGCTTTGAAATCCGTAGACCTCATCAGTTAGTTCTTCTTTAGGAAAGGTTGTGATCTTGCTCTGGGCGGTGTCTAAAATAATATCCAAGTGCATATGATCTAAAATCATAATTTTACCGTCTAGTGTCTTCCGCGCTTCCAGAGAAATGACAGCATCTGGGACTGGCTGTGTTTCTGTTACGGCTTCTTCAGGTGTGGCATCTGGATCTATTTTAATTTTAATTGACATCCGAATTTATTTCCCTGACTAATCCTTGAATTTTAATAACTTCCTCAACCATTTCTTTGTTTGGTTTAATTGTTTGATAAGAATCCAAAGTGGCCAGAACCTTATTTGCACCTTCCAGCATTTGAGCGTCTGATTGAAATTCTTCTTTGGTAAAAGATTCTTTTAACTCTTTCTTTAACCTTCCGATTTCTTCGTTTAAGTAAGCCTTTAGTTCTACTCCGTTGTTATTAAAAGATGCGATGAACTTATTTAGCAAAGACTTTTGTTCTTGTAAGAGTTTGTCACCATATTCTTCATTAAATCGTTTTACAAAGGATTTAAAAACAATATTATCCATAGGAACCATTGGCTTTTCGGTTTTGCTAGAAGACATTTTCTCTACTAATTCATTTTCTAGTAGAACTTTTGCCTTGACTGAAGATTTATTATTAAAGATTTGGGCGACTGATGCAAGATCTTTATAGTTTGGAACAAAATTTGAAAAGGCTTCATTAGATAGAAATTTACGAATTTTTCTCGTCACCTTATTTTGCTCAGATATTAAATTCTTTTTGTCTAGCTGCGAGTGTCGTAATTTAGCTTCGTTTAAAATTTTCTCGGCAGTGGAGGTACTAACATCTTTAGTATGAGTGATCGCATGATATAGCTTAAGTTCGTGATACATCGCAGTATTACGGGAAAACGATTCCTTCACCAAAGAAACAATTTTGTTTTGTTTTTCAGAATCTTTTGACAATACAGATTTCGTTAATTCTTGAATTAGAACCTCATAAAGAAATGCACTATTTCTCTTTTTATTATGTTTAAATTTCGCCATCTTGTTTATCCTTATTGCCTTTTTTCTCAAGATTTTCTATAATTTGTTGAATCTCAACATCGTTTTTAAGAATCTCAAGATCTTCTTTTTTGTATTTCTTATCATAATTAGTTTCTAAATTCTCATAAATTCCTCTTGCAAGCCGGTTAAGCTCCGATTGTCCTTTAAAAACATTTCTTTTGGTATTTTTTCCGGTTTCTTGGGAATAATGTCCCTGATAACTGCGCTTACGTGCGCCCATGTCGCGCTTATCATGTTTAACGGGTGTGTATTTTTTACCTTTTGAGCGTGGTGTTGTATAGGGCGGCTGATCAGGACGCATCCATTTCAGATCATTTCTCTTACCAGGAGCTTCCATCCCCATATCACCACCGGCTCCCATATCGGGTGCTGCCAAGAGCGTTTCTTCGCCTTCTTCGGGTATAGGTTCTTCACCCATTCCCATATCACCACCAGCCATATCACCTCCCCCAGCCATAGCGCCACCACCAGCAGCCATATCGCCACCTTCTGGCATCTCACCACCTTCTGGCATCATCGCTTGTTCAAGGGCAGCATCGAATTTCCTATCAAAAAACATTTCTCTCTGATTTCTAATTGCTTCTTCGTCAGAAAGATCAAAAACATTTTTATTAACCCAGCGGCGGCTGAAATATCCTTCTGTTGCAGTAGAGGCAATTTCAAATTTTGTCCTCCAATGTTCCAACTCTTGAAGTTCTGCCAGCTTAGATGGATTATTCAAACCAAGCTTAAATGAAATAAGATCTTTATTTTTATAACCGAGTGTATAAAGATGGACAACCGCAATTTTTTCAAGTTCTGAAATAACGCTGCGTTGCAATCTTTTGATAGTTCGTGCAAAACGAATGTCTCGTTGAGCAAGAGTTGTTTTATCTTCTGAACCTTCTTCTCCTTGGGTTAGGTAAGATGCTGGAATTTTTAAGGCAGAAAACAGCTTATCTCGAAGATATTTTACATCATCAACATCTCCGGTGTAAGTTCCACCTGGTAATGATTCAACTTTTGTGTTGGAAGTTCCTCCGCGAACTGGAATAAAATAGTCTTCATCCACACTCATGGGATTATATCTTAAATCAACACGACCTGTGGCCTGATCAATCACTTGGTTACGTTTCATTTGAGTAACAATTCTCTGCATATGTTGTTCGACTTCTTTTTCAGCAATACCACCAACATCAATATAAAAAATTCTTCTTTCTGGTGAACGAACCACGCGGTAAGCCATCATAGCATCTTCCAATAATTGAAGTTGTCTCCAAATCCGGCGACAAGGCTCAAGAGCTGATGTACCATAAGGGGCGTATTTGTCGTTGCCAAGAATTCTGAAATGAGCAATCTGCCAGTTTTCAAACGTTAAGCCACCACTATTCCACTGGAATTGAACATAATTCGGGTTAGTCTTATCTTCTCCTTCAAGCCTCTCGATCTCTGAAGCTGGTAAACCTACCACCGATTTAATACCAATGCTCTCATCAATGTCCAAATAAAGAAAATAATCTCCATATTTGCACATACTACGACACCAACCAAAAATATTAAATTCAATATTGAGAATGCTATAGAATAGGGTGTGAAGAATTGCTCGGATTTCTTCATTGGGACAGTTAATCGCTAATAAAGGTTGGACCGGGGATGAAACTGACATTTCATCGGCATAAATATCTAAACCTGAAGCAATTTCTGGCATATATTCCATTTGGTCAAAATCAAGATACCTCTCTGCTCTCGCAGCATTTGATGTGGCGTTAGCATAAATGTTGTCAAATGGGTTATAAGTTGTCTTTTTAAAAGGTAGTCCAGCCGCAGACTGAAATTTATATTTATCTAATTGCCATCTTTTTAATTGTCGAGGGTTCTGTCTTTGATATTGGGTAAGGGGTCCAGACAGCAATCTCGTCAAGGCTTTGTATAAAAACGATTCAGAGTTCCTTGGATTGTTACCAGTATTATTTTTGTTGTTGGGGTTTGCCATTTCTTTATCCTTTTATTAACCAGCCAAAATCTTTATAAATTTTCTTTGCATTATCTATTTTATCAAAAGATTCAAGCTTTTTGTAGCCCTGCATTCCAGGAATTGTCGTATTTAATTTTGTATTGGAACTTATCATTGAATTTAAAAATGCTCTCTTGTACGCTAAGTCTTTTGTATTCTCTTCTAATACCGTATCTCTCACCCAACAACAGATAGCCAATGACATCACTAAGTCATCATTATAGCCTCTCTGTGCTTCGGGCCTTCCGTTTCTCCAAACAAATGTTTTTAATTCTTGAAACACTCTTATAGAATTTAGAGTAATTAGTTCATTTCTTACGAATTCCTCTAGTTTAGCGACAATGAGTGGTCTGGTTTTTTGAGACGTTGTAAACCCAGCGATTACGTTTGTTGCACCATCAGCTCTATATTGTTCCACATATTCATGAGTTCCTTTAGTAGAGTAATATAAATTTGGATAACCGGCATCAATGAGCTTTTCCAAAAC